GAGAGGGGATTTCTTGTTTGCTGCCATTTTATAACTCCTTTAGTTCTGTTAGGCGTTCAAGTTAATCTCATTACACAATATAGTAGATTTTCCGACGAAAATAAACTACGAAGTGCAATTTTTTTTTTTCCATATACACCGAGTCCAAAAAGAAAAATCCCACGTGCGAAGTGAGGTCTCGGGAATTAGTGTTGTGGTCCTCGCACGTGGGTACCGACGCAGGGAGTACGTCAGTCGTTTCTGTTCATCATTCTGCGGATGAAGTCCCTCTGTTCGGGAGCGTACTGGTTGATAATCCGTTCACGCCTCCAAGCGAGAATGAACTTCAAGAACGCAAATATGACAAAGAGCAGTACGGTCAGGATGATGTCCCAGTACAGGATGCACAGGCATGACCAGTGCCACGGCATTGCAGTGATGTCCCAAGTGGCGAACGTTCCAACTCCGCAGAGAGTGAGTACGATAGCCAAGATGGTCCAGAGCAGTACGAAAAAGAAGCAACCTATTTTCATCACTCCTCCTCCTCCTACACGTTGTACTTCACGTAGCGTGTCGGGGCGCCAGTCTTGAGGCACTCCTTGTAGATGTCGGGGTACTTCATCTGGAGGTACTCCTTGTTTACGGAGACACTGCCCTTGCGTTCCACCCAAGTTGCGAACGAGCGTCCGTCTTCTCTTACGAGTCTGGAGTGGTCCACCATCTTGAAAGCGAGGGAGTTCTTGAAAGCCTCGAACTCGTCGGTCGCCTTTTCAGCGGTTTCCTTGAGGCGCTTGAACTTCGCGACAGTATCCTCGTCCACCTTTTCGGGAGGCTGGGCATGTCCGCTTTCGCCTGCCATCGCAGCGATTGCCTGCTTGTCCGCACTGGAGAAGCCGAGTCGTGCTGGCGGAGTCTTGAGCTGGATGCAGTCCCAGACTTGAAAACAGCGGGCGAGCATCTTTTCCACGAAGAGCGGATTGAAGTCCACTTCCTTTTCAAACCACTGGTGTCCGCAGATGAGTACGGAGAAGTACGCCTTGCGGATGCCAGTGACGTACATCTGCCACTGGATTTGTGCCATGTAGCGGTCAGGGATTGGGTTCCACTTAGCCGCGTTCTGACCAGTCTTGCACTCGATGATGACGGGTTCGCCATGCTCGTCGAAGCACTGGGCGTCGAGGGAGCACTTGCACCAGTCACGCTGGTAGAGACGACCCTGAGTGCAGTGCGAGAACTTCTCGTGGCGTTCCATGAACTTAGCCACAAGCAGGTCTTCGATGCGGTGTCCCCACTCCATGAACCCGTCAGGGTCCGACTGGTCGTGCTGGGTCAGTCCGAGCTTTTCGCTGTACACAGTCATGGGGCTGTTGTGCGAGTCGGGGAACATGATGCTCGCCGCCTCAGTTGCAGTGATGCCCTGCTTGCGCCATGCCAGCCACTTGTCCGTACCCTGTTCGGGAGCGTCGGCGACCTCGTACTTGAAGTCCTTGTCGGAGGCTGCAATCGGGTCAGCCGCGAGTACGTGGTCATCGGGACTGCCGAAACAGTCCAGACCGATAGTGATTACTTTGGACGCCGTGCTTTTGGCACAGTCAGTTTCTTCTACGTACGTTTCGACAGTAGAATCTTGCATTTGAATACCTCCTAAAGATACTTCTTCATTTACCGGTTCCAGCACTGTCTTAATCATTATGTCTTTGCTTCCACAAAGCGAGCAGAAGTTCGGTTGCAGTGCAGCGCCCACAACCGAGTCATTGCCGCAGTTGGAACAGAACACGTTAAAGGTTCCGTTCTTGTTGCTCATTAGCCAGCATTCTCCGTGTCTTCGGTGATGCCGAGCTTGATGTCATTGAGCAGGCAGAGCCTGTCAGCACCGACCTGCTTCACTGCGTACCCGTCCACGAACGGAGGGACGCGGACGATGAACACGTCCTTGCCGGAGTCGTATTCGTCCACGCGGTTCAACCCCACGAGCAAGCCGACGTTCTGGGAACGGGAGTCATTGACAAACACTTTCGGACATTCCTTGTCAGGGATGACAGCGATGTGCTTGAAGTTGACACGGGAGATATCGCCATTGTAAAGGCGGCACCAGTCAACTTCGTACTTGACTTCAGTACCGTGATACTGGACACCCACGAGTGCGCCGAGGTACAGATTGTCAGGAACTCCGTCGTTGTCTTCTTTGTCCCATGCCAGCACGAGATGGTGCTGTTCGATGGCGGTCATGACTTCGGCATGGGAGTCGAGAGTCAAGCACTTGCTGAGGAGCTTGTTGAGGTTTTCGTAGAACTCGGGGAACTTGTATCTTGTAGCCATTTGCTACTCCTTTGTTTGAGTGAGTTTGTTTTGAATTTCGCACCACTCGTCATAGACGAGCTTTACCTTGAGGAAGAGTTCAGGGTCGCCACCCTTGTCAGGATGGTTCGCCATCGCCCACCTCTTCCAAGCCTGACGCACGTCCGACTGCATGGAGATACCGCCGAGCAACTCGCGTATCTTGAAGTCCACGCACTTGTCGTCGGCGAGTGCAGCAGTTATGTTGTTCAGGAGCTGTTCGTTGTCCACGCACACTCGCATGATGTCGGTCGCATGGACAACATCGCCAGTGAACGTAGCCTCGAAGCGCTCCCAAGAGAAGTACGTGATGATGTTCTCCTGACCAGTCGCAATCATCCTGCGCCACCACAGCACAGTGGACATCTGGTGTACCCTGTACCTGCGCTTGGCGAGACCGAGCATGAGCGTCACGAACGGGACGGACTGCCTGGAGTTCAGTTCGCGGATGACGTGCTGGGGGACTTCGCCCCACGCCTCCTGCAACTTGAGGACGCGCGAAGTGTTCGTCGCGGTTTCCTCCAGTAGCTTGAAGCGTGGCTTTAGACGCTTGATGTAGTCAGGGTCAGTGCGGAGCCACTGCTGTATCTGCCACAGCATGTCGTCAAGCTGGTTGTTTATGGAGGCGTCCATCACTTCTTGTCCTCGTACTGGAGTTCCTTGACGAGTTCCTTGTACTTATCGAGGTCCTTGAACATCTTGTCAAAGCGCCTGTCGATGGACTTGGCGTAGTCGTAAGTCCTGCCGTCCCTGCGAGCCTCGTACTTCTTGACGATTTCCTCGCCGACGATCACTCGCCCCTGCACCCAGAGTATGTGCATCAGCGGTTCATCCTTGTTGAACAGCGGGAAGCGCTTTTTCAGTCGGGAGTTCGTCATGGTGGAAAGATGCTGGAAGCCGAGCTGGGCGGGATGCCCGTGACTCATGTACCCAGTGCGGACGACATCGCTTGCAACTAGGTCAGTCGCATGGCGTTCCATCAGCATCAGGGTCTGGTTCAGCTGTTCGGTAGTACGGGCATCCATCACACTCGGAATGGCAGTCACAGTCTGAACCTGGGAACTTGCACTCTCCGAAGCTTTGGACTCCGTCTTCGAGTTGGTTGTAGTCATAGTTTACTCTCCTGTGAGTTGTGACTTTGGTCTGCATGGTTTTTTTTTTTTGTTTTTGCCCTATATAGTATATAGTTTGCGCCCGCGCGGGCTACATCACGTTTTAAAATCCATCGTTAAAAATACATCGTACACCCTTAAAATCTATTCTTTTTAAAACAGAAAAATTTTTTGAAAATTTCCCGCGTGAAAATATAGAAGACGAAAACATGACGATGTATTTTTCAATCTACTCCGGCGTGAGTAAATTACTGCATGGCTTGGAGTGTCTTGATAAGTGCTTCGCGTTCCTCAGTAGTCAGCTTGGCAGCGGCACGCTTGAGACGTGCGGTATTGTCTCCCGAGTCGTATGCGTCCACGAACTGCTTGAGCGAGGAACCGAGCGCGAGACCAGCCTTTACCTTTGCGTGCTCCATAGCCATGAGCCTTGCCACGGAGTTTACCGTGACCTGCGGTTCGGAGAGGATTGCCCGGGCGGAGGTGATAAACGTGTCGATGAGCTTCTGCTTGTCCGCCTCGCTCAGGTCGTTCACGAAGAACTGTGCTCGTTTGGGCAGTAAGGGTTCCTTAGCTATATGCTCGTTACCCTGTTCTACTGGACGGACCAGCGGTGCCGGTTGGGCGAGCGGGGACTGATGTTGGTTAGGGTTTACTGGATAATCTTTCTTTGGCGGTGGGATAATCATTTGCTACTCCTTTGGTTACAAGTTAAGAAAGCGTTTCGCTCCCTAAATTGTAGAAATTATGTAGCGAGTACACTACGCAAATTGCTACTATTCAGGTATGAAACGCTCAATTTATTTCGACATTATAAAGAAACAGCACGAGGCTTTCCGTGCTACTCCCCAGTGGCAGGTGTTCCGCAAGTACATGCTCGCCAGCAGGAACCAGACATGCGAGTTCTGCGGCAAGCAGTACAAGCGGACTGCGTACCTTGACGTACACCACAAGTTCAGCACCAATTACGAGAACCTGGACGAGAGCAGGTTCATGCTCCTGTGCAAGACTTGCCACCAGTTCCTGCATTCCAAGTCTGGGACACCGCTACTCGGGCAGTACACCGAGCAGGTGGACGACTAGTACGAGAAGTACAGGAACATAATGACGAGCAGGCACGTGCCTATGATTGCTCCGCACATGTCAACCCTCCTTGTCATTGAGTTCGCGGAGCTGTCTGCACACCTCCGTCACTTCGTTCAGGATTTCGGCAGTGGTCCACATCTTGCGGTCAGCCGAAGCACCGTACGCTGCGATATAGTCTCCCCAGTGACCGTAGTGCCAGCCTATCACGTACTCCCCGTGTTCGAGGTTCACGCCTTGAAGTTCGTACGCACAGTAATCGAGTCCCCCGTGACACTTGACTGGGATGTCGTCGCAGGGAACTCCGTTGAACACATGACCTTTCGGGAGTACCACGTAGGCACACGGATGACTCCCTTCATGATTGACCACGTAGTAGTCGAAGCCGTAAGAGGTTCCGCCCGCTACGAAGTGGCGCTTTCGGTACGGCTCGGTCTGACGCTTGTATTCGAATTCAGTCTGGAATTTAATCATTTCTTGCCTCCTTGAACTAGCAGAAGTCACCTGGGTCTAACATTTCAGAGGCGGATATAGGTATAGCTCCGTTTACCATGAAGTACACGTCGTCATCGTATTCGGCTTCAAGTATATTGCGCACATCAGACTCATTTACATGGTAGTATCTACTTGCAATGCGAAGCGCATCGTCTTTAGACTGCCCTTTAGACACCATCGACCGATAGAAACAGCAAGCCTTTTGAATGCGTCTATCTTCGGAGTCTTTTGGATTATATCCTGTCGTTTTCTTGCCTCCGCGAGTAGGGTCGTTAGGGTCAATGAGTATCTCGCCCTTCTTGTCAACTTCGCGGGCGAGGCAGAACGAGGCTTCGAGCTGCTGCATGAGCTTGACGTCCGTGGAAAGCAGCACTTCGCCATCGAACTGCCCGCCAGCGCGGTCGATCTTCTGGGCAAGCCTGCGGAGCCTGTAAAGACTCCCTTGCAAGCGGTCGTTCTTGAACTGCTCGGCTATGTCATCTGGTAAGTATAATGCAATGACCATTACCACACCTCCCCTGCCGCCTTTGCGAGTTCCATGCACTTTGACCTGACCTTGTTGGCGAACCGAGCGCAGTGCATGGTATGGAGTCCAGTGGCGAGGCGCCCGCAGTAGCAGAACATCGAGGTCTCTACATCGCACAGCTCCACGCCACGAGCGTAGTACTTGCATAGGAGTTCGGTCGGAAATTCATTAGGCATTGCCAGCCTCCTTATGGTTGAGTCTGTGCCTCCAGTCGTCTTTCTTGAGCGGACCACTGTAATAGTTAGTGATGGGATTGTAAAGGTAGTGATTGATGTTTTCCATATTGGAACTCCTGTTAAGTGTGATACACAAAAGAGCACCGCCCCGAGCGGGACGATGCCTTGCTTGTGGACCACTGCCACTGCTAGCGGAGCATTTGCTTTACCATGTCGTGCAGTACGTCATCGAGCGTCACGCGGTCAAGCTCCGCACGTTCTTCTGCACTGAGCAACGGCATGATGGAAGTGTGGATTTGGCTCATGACGATGTCCAGAAGTGCAACTTTCATGGACCCCACTGTGTCGGCAGTTACGCGATGGAACGTCATGAGACGGACAGCGATGGAGTCTTCAGGATGCTTGTCCTTGACAGCGCCCCACGAGTCCTTGAACACGTCATCAATGTTCTTCATGGAGCGCTGCATCGCTTCGCTGATGGTGTATGAGCGCCTGTCTTCGCGGTGCTTTTCCCTGAGTTCAGCCTTAGCCTGAGCGGAGGGGATTGCATTGTCACTTGCTTCTGGAGTCGGACGCATGAGGCGTTCGTCTTCTGCGCAGTCGGGATTGAAGTTGTTTTCGATGTTACTCATTGGGAGTCTCCTGTTTTGTTTCGTTGAAGATGAATGATACTGCCTCCTCCGCCTGACGGATTGCCAGCGTGAGGTCGGCAGGCTTGTATCCCTTAATCTTTTTGCTCCATCCCTGAACGTAGCCCGCAGTGTTGCGGATGCAGTTCTCGGTTGGGATGTGGAGCTTGCCAAGAGCGAGGCAAGCCCCGATGTCCGCGACCAGTTCCTCCCTCGCATAGCTGTCGCTACCGAAAGAGTCTGGAGTCAGACGGTCAAGTCGTTTACTGTGTCCAGTGGAGTGGACAACCTCGTGAAACATCGTGTGCCAGTATTGTTCACGACTTCCAAACAAGTTGCACCCTGGGACTTGCAGTGTGTCATCGGACGGGCAGTAGAACGCTTCCGTCCCTGCACTTATTACTTTTAGACCCGCGTTACTCGCATAGGAGTTTAACACTTCGAGAGCGTGCGAGTCCTGCACATCGGAGGGAATGCCTCCGCGTTCCCACAGTTCCCTGTACTTAGGCTCCACGCCCTCGCACTGGGTCGCCACGTTGAACACCACGAAGCACTTGAGCAGGCGGTAGGAGTTGAGGACTTCGCCAGTCAGCTCGTCCGTCTTCTCCACTTGTGTAGTGAAGTAGACTCGCTGACCATGCTCGCCTTTCTTGACACTGCCACCCGCGTCCTTGATTTGCTTGAACGTGGCGTACTCCCCGCCATAGCGGAGGAGCATCCTGTTACGGAGTGAATAGACACGACCGCGATCGTGACTCACGATGCCAGTGGGATTGGTAACCCACGGACGAGTCCATGGTATCACTCCGCTTTCCAACTGGGTTACGAGTTCGTCAATGATAAGCTGGGCATTAGACCTTTCCTTGCTCATAGTGCCTCCTGAATAGAAGAAGTAAAGCACTGTCTCGTACACTATCTAGGAGTTGCTTGCAGGCACTGCGTCTGTTAATGT